GATTTTGCGTGCCAAACAGGCGCCGCCCTTGATACTTGTCAAGGTGATGGCCAAGTTCCAGCGCCCGAAACCGCCCCTGTGGAAGAACCCCAACATGGGGCGCGAGATGGAGAACCCGGATGACCCGGAATATATTGCACAACTCAAGGATTACCAGACCCAGAGCAGCAATGCCCTGCTGGATGCCCTGATCCTGCTGGGCACCGAACTGGTGGAAACCCCCAGGGGATTTTCCAGACCGGAAAAGAATGACTGGCTGGAGGAGTTCGATGCCATGGGACTGGATACCAAACCAGGCAGCAAAAGCTGGCGCTACCTGAACTGGGTGATGTTCAAGGCCGTGAAGAACGAGGACGATCTAAGTGCCATCAGCAGTGAGGTCGGCAGGTTGAGCGGAGTCTCCGAGGACGCCGTAAAATCTGCCGAAACATTTTCTGGGCGTGATCCGAACGATCAGGTATGACGAGGAGACCGTCATCCAGGTCCCGGTCAGCCAGATCGAGGTGGAGAACGCCATCTCGGCCGGCGTGCAATGGAAAACCCTGGCTCCCGGACTGGTGCCGATCTTCGAGGAACATCAGGCCAGACTGGAACGCAACATCTCCCTGAAGGACTGGGCTGAGATGGAGGAGATGGAAAAGGCTTTTGTGATCGCCATACGCAGGAACGAGACGGCACAAAAGAACCTGCAGGCGGATGCCGAGATACGCGCCGCCAAACGCAAGGCTGGCAGGAACGCACCCCGAAGGAGATAGATGGTAGCTGGAGCACTCAAGAAGGTAGGAGTCGAGGCGGTCGTCGAGGGACTGGGAAAGTTCGTCTCCGACATCGGCAAGATGAACTCCTCCATGGGGACGATCACCGGGCAGGGGAACATCCTGACGCGTTCCCTGAGCGGAGTAACGAGTGCCTTCGGCTGGCTGGGGGACAAGATCGTGGATGTGGCAACCTACGCGCTGGGGCAGTTGCTGGCGCGCTCCATTGAGTTCGTGGTTTCCAAACTGGCAGATCTGATCTCCTCCACGGTCGAGGCGGCAGCGGCCTTCCAGACCATGCAATTGCGGCTGACGCGGCTGAACCTGAACGACATTATCAGCCAGGGACTGGATTATGTGGATGTCATGGAGGGTGCCACCTACCAGACCAAGGAACAATTGGATTGGATCCGCAAGCTGGCGGTGCAGACCCCCTACGATGCCCAGGACATTGCCAACGTCTTCACACTGGCACGCAGTTATGGATTTGCGGCTACTCAGGCACAGGGACTGACCCAGGATATTTCGGACTTTGCGGCCGGCATGGGTCTGGGCAATACCGAGATCCAGCGCATCATCGTTAACTTCGGACAAATGGTGCAGCAGGGCAAGGTCACCCAGCGTGAGATGAACGACCTGGCACGCGGCTCGTTCGTGCCGGTGAATGACATCCTGAAACTCATGCAGGAGAACGTCGGGCTGACCGGGGCGGCCTTCGATAAGTTCCGCAACAGCGGCGAGGGGGTGCAGGCCTTCATGGCGGCCTTCTCGCAACTGGTGGCGACCCGTTTCCAGGGTGCCTCCGAACAGATGGCACGCACCTGGCAGGGTGCCACGGAGAACCTGAAGGACTTCATCCAGAACCTGGTCGGGTTCGACGTGGTCATGCCGGTTCTCAACGTGGTGGGTGCAAGGATCGCCGACCTGGTGAACTCTCTGACCACGCCGGAACGCTGGGACAAGCTGACGGCTGCGGCGGCGAGGGTGGGGGACGAACTCTCGGGGCTGGTGGGTGACATCTTCGGACTGCTGCCAGGCACGGAGACGCTGGCGGACAATATTGTGAACGGGCTGGATAATATTGCAAGCTGGATTTCGCAGCATCGCGGGGATGTGGTGAACTTCTTCAAGGGCATCGGGAACACCATCCAGACGAAGGTGGTACCGTTCATCAACCGGCTGGTGGAAGCCTTTAACAACATCCGAGCCTGGATCACACAGAACCGCGGACAGATTGATCACTTCTTCTCGACCCTCGGGAACATCATCCAGAACACACTGGTGAAGTTCGTGACCGACAAGCTGGTGCCGGCCTTCATGCAGATCTCGGACTGGGTGGGCAAACACTCGGCACTCATCCAGGACTTCTTCCTGACCCTGGGAACGATCATCGGGGATGTGTTCACCAACCTGACCGGGATCGATGTCGGCTCGGGTTTGGAGGGACTGCTGCAGGGAGTCGGTAACTTCATGCAGATGGTGATCGACAATCAGGAATCCATCACAAACTTCGTCACCATCCTTACGAAATTATGGGCGGTGTTGCAGGTGGTCGGATTCGTTTTTGGAATCGTACTGGCCGTCGTCACACCCCTGGTCATCGGTTTTCTAAGTCTGGTGGCAGTGGTCGGCTCGATCATTGCCATCTTCGCCGCACTGGCCACGCCGGCAGGACTGATCGTGCTGGTTCTGGGACTGATCGTGGGGGTGGTGGTCAATATTGTCATCTGGTTTAATGTCTTCATCGCCGCCATGCCCATGCTGCAGGAAGCCTGGGGAACCTTCGTACAGGATGCAACCGACAAAGCGGTAAGCCTGCGGGATAACGTCATTGGGCGTATGACGGAACTGGTGACAGGAGTAATGACACAACTTGCGCAGATGCTCGCAAATTTCATATCGACCGGAGCAGAGATTACCGGTGCCATGCGCACCCTGATCGGCCGGGTCATCAGTATGTTTGAAAACGCCCCATGGGGCACGATCGGGCGCGACATCATGTGGGGCGTGGCCGGTGGTATCAAGAAGGCTGCCCAGGCGGTGATCGATGCCATCGTGACCGCCATTGAGGCCGCCATCACTGCAGCACGTGAAGCCATCAAGGCCTTCTCCCCCTCGCGGGTCTTTATGGATATCGGCGGAAACATGATGGAGGGCATGGCGATCGGCATTACGCAGGCTGCCGATCTGGCAATCAACTCCATGGCGAAGGCGGTCCAGGGTGTGATCGTGCCGGCCATGGGACTCCCGAACGTCGTGCAGCAGGTGGCGGTCAGCAGTCCGGCGAGCGTCAACAGCACTAACAACTACACGAACAACTACAACCTCTCCATCCAGAGCCAGTCGCCTGTCGAGCCGATCGTGCAGGACTACAACATGCTGCAGAGTCTGGCTGGAGCCTGAGCGGAGTCATCATGGTCAAATTCAAAATTCTCGTTCCCGAGGCGACCGTCAACTACATCACGAACCCCTCCCTGCGCTACGACACGACCGGCTGGAACGCCCAAGGATCGGCGATCTCACGCGTCCTGACCCGGGCGCGTTTTGGCATAGCCTCCCTGCAGGTGGTGAGCAACGGGGCGGCGTTGCACGAGGGCGCCTCCTTCCGGGTCAGTAGCCTGACGGGAGTCAATGAGCAGATCACGGTCAGTGCCTATGTGCGCGGCGAGGGAGTCGTGCGCATCCGCCTGGACAACAACGTGGTGGGCGGCGATGAGTGGTCCTCGGACGGCATCCAGTTGAGCGATGAACACTGGACGCGCGTCGAGGTCTCGGGCTTCAACACCGGCGGGGACGACCTGCGCCTGTATGTGGAGACGGACGAGGATGCGGCCGTGGTGCGCACCTTCTACCTGGACGGGGCACAGATGGAACGCAAGGGTTACAGCACGACCTACTGCGACGGTGACCAGGACGGGTGCTCGTGGAACGGGCTGTATCACGGCTCGACCAGCATGAGACTCGCCTCCACACGCGCCGGCGGACGCTGGATCCAGATCGCCGGGGAGGAGCGCGAGGAGAATGACCTCTACATGACCGTGGTGGGCGGGATGGGAATGCCGCCACTGATCAACAACACCCAGAGTTTTGCGCTGGCCGACGGCGGATACTTTCAGAACCACAAGACCAACATGCGCCTGACGACCTTCACCTTCCACGCCAAACATCATGTGGACGACCGGGACGACCCGGTCAGCCTGGCGCACCTGCACGAACTGCGGCAGGTGTTGATCAACCTGGTCAAGCCGGACCTGACCGGCGGGGACGAGGAGATCCTGTGCGCCTACGACGATGGAACAACGGTGCTCTACTTCAAGGCACGCTACGACGGCGGACTGGAGGGTGACTGGGACATCCGCAACCAGTTCGTCAATTCCTTCCCGCTGCGACTATTCTCGACCAGCCCCTATTTCACGGAGGACAGCCAAGAGGTGCAGGAACTGGACTTCCAAGACACGCTCCAGACCAACTACGTGGCGGCGCGTTTCAACGGGAAGTGGAACAACATGAACTGGGGTTTCAACAGCAAGCTGACCTATCGCAAGCCGCTGGTCTTCTCGCCGCGCGGTCTGCTCTTCGCGGTCGGATACACCACGGGCGTGACCGTTGCGAACAACAACGCAGCGGCGGTGGATCCCCTGCTGGCGGTCAAATACCTGACCTATTGGGACGGGACGCAGTGGCACGCCATCGCGACCACGACCGTGGATAATCAAATCCAATGCGTGGCGGTGGCACCCAACGGAACAGACCTATACGTCGGTGGTGGATTCACCAATATCGGCGGCGTGGCAGCCAATCGCATCGCCAAATACGACACCCTGACCGGGACGTTCTCGGCGCTGGGTAGCGGACTGAGTGGCCTGTGTGCGGACATCCAGATCGCCGCCAACGGGGATGTGTATGTCGGAGGGAGTTTCAACCAAGCTGGGGGCATGACCGCCGCGAGCATCGCGCGCTGGGACGGCAGTTCCTGGCACAGGCTGGGACAATATGGAGGCTTGAATGGCAATGTCGCCAGCATTGCCATAAAACCGGACGGGACAGAACTCTATGTCGGGGGTGCCTTTACGGATGAATATACCAGCCCGGGTACGGGGCTGGCCCATGTGGCCAAATATAATGTCGCCTCCGGTCTCTTCTCTGCCATGGGTTCGGGACTGGATGCAACAGTGACAGACGTGCAGCTTTCGCCGTTCAATGGCTTGATCTATGCCATCGGGATCTTCACCGGAGGCGTGGCAAAGTTCGACGGCAACACTTGGATCGTGCTGGGGGACGGGCTGGATACTAATATATTTGTAACCTCACATAATCTGACATTCCTCTCCAACGGTGACCTGATCGCCTTTGGACTCTTCTCCGCCTCCGGCTCCATCCCCCTGAAGGATGTGGCGGTCTGGAACGGCTCGACTTGGACGAACTTGGACATTGACATCCCGGTCGACTCCTCCGGTTTTGTGGCCGGCGTGGCCGACCGCTACGACAACCTTTTCCTGGCGTATGCCCAGAACTCCTCCCCGGACAATACACGCGTCTCGGGGATTACCACGGTGAACAACCCTGGCTCACGCGCCTGCTCGCCGGTCATCTATGTCAAGGGTCCGGGCACCCTGCGCTGGATCGAGAACCAGACCACCCAGAAGCGACTCTACCTGAACATGGGCGTGCTGGACGGCGAGGAGGTCTTCTTCGACTTCGGGCGCGGCACGATCGAGAGCACAGTGCGCGGCAGCCTGTACTTCGCCATGTTCTCCGGCTCGGACTTCCGCTCCTTCCGTCTGGCACCGGGTGACAACACGCTGGCGTGTTTCATGGTGGACGACGTGAACGCCTTCATGAGCATCCAACTGGTGCCGAGTCACTGGAGCGCGGATGCCACCCAGACTTGGGTGGACCTGTAGGAGGCCGGCATGGCGGACTATGAACTGTGGCTGACAGACGACTCAGGCTCGCGTCTGGCACTGCTCTCGGACTTCAAGGAACCCTCCTTCTTTTCCTATACCCGGGCGGTCGCCGGACTGGGGACTCTCAATTTCGGGATCCCCTTCAAGGCATTCGTCAAGAAGTTCAATCCCTATTTCCAGCCGGACTGGCGTGTGGAGGTCTGGCGCTCCAGGGAACAGGGATCGGCACTTAGGAGCGAGGACACCTTCATGCTGCGCAAGCCCTACGTCTACACACGCCAAGACGGGATGCAGATCATCCAGTTCTACGGGCGCAACGGCTACGACCTGCTGCGCCGCCGCTCGGTCATCCAGCGAGCCGGCACCAGCTACACCCTGATGACCGCCGCAGCGGATGACATGATGAAGGAGATCGTGCGGCAGGAGATGCTGTATGGCAGTGCGCTGGACGAGGATGGGACGGTGGACAACTCAAGAGCCTTCCCCCAGTATGAGTTCTCGGTGGAGGCGGACAGCAGTCTGGGTCCCTCCCTGACCTTGGGCTTCGCCGGCAAGAGCGTGCTGGACGTGCTGAAGGAACTCAAGTCCTACACCTTCCAGCTGAATGCCAGCAATTCCTCCAACAAGCGCATCTTCTTCAGCGTGGATGCCACCTCCCTGTACAACACGGCGATCAATGCCTATTCGGGATACATCTTCCGCACACGCGCGGACACCTATGGGATCGACCGCACGCAGGGCATCGAGTTCTCGGAGGAGAACGAGAACATCCAGACGCCCTCCTATGCCGAGGACCACCTGGGCGAGGTAAATGCAGTCATCGTGAACGGCAACGGCACAGGCAGTTCACAATTGATTGAGAAGGTGGAGGATACGACCCGGGTCAACGCCTCGCGCTGGAATCGCTGCGAGAAGATCATCTCGGCCCCCAGCCAGGCGAATGCCACCTCCATGCAGAACGCCGGCTACCTGGAACTGGACAAGGGCAAGCCGAAGATCAGCCTGCCGCTGACCTTCTTGGACAGCCCCGGCAGCCCGGACACGCCGCGCAGCCTGTATGGCATTGACTGGGACCTGGGCGACCTGCTGCGCGTGAACTATGCCGGCAAACAGTTCCAGGCGGAGTGCACGATCGTATACGTGGCGGTGGACGAGCACGGCAAGGAGACCATCACGGGAAGGAACGAGATCCCCAATGAGTGACCAGCAGATCCTCGAAACCCTGATCCAGCGCGTGGACGAACTGGAGAAGGGACAGCGCAACGCGGCCGCGCAGAACCCGCTCTTCACCATCCTGAACCCCAACTCGCCGGCGCAACTGACAGGAAATGTGAACGATTATGACCCGGGAAACTATGACTTCCTGTTCATGACATCGGATGCCTCACGCACCATCACCGGGATCAGCAGCGGATATAACGGGCGCGTCCTGTACATTTACAATGTGGGTACCCAGAACATCGTGCTGGCGCACGCGAGTGCCTCTTCAAGCGCGGATAACCGCATCGTCACGCAGAGTGCCAGCAACCTGACCATCAGCCCCAGAAACGGTGTCCTGCTGGTCTATTATTTATTTCTAGCCGGCAGCGGGTTCAACAACTGGAAAGTTATCCTCTCATCCTAGGTGTAACCTTTTCTCATTTGACCGTCCTGTTAAAAGGTCGTATGATTCAATCATGAAGTTTTCTCCTCTCCTCCTTTCGTAAAAGACTCCACACCCCCGGAAGGGTGTGGAGTCTTTTGCATCTTCCGAGTTCCGAGTCTTGGATGCAGGAGCGCATGATCATGCTGTCGGGATGGTGGCGATCCATCCAATTAGATTATACGCATTAAATGACAGTATGGCAAGCCCCACTTTTTCAAGTGGGGCATTTTTATATCTTGACAGGATAACCATATTGGGTTATATATCGGTATATAAACAACTATACTAAACTACACGAAAGAGAAATCATGCCCATCCCCACCCCAAACAAACATGTCGATCGCCAGTTCAACAGGGAACTTGCGATCTGGATGAAGAAGAACGGCAAGGGTCCGCTTGACCTGGCACGTGAAATCGGATGGTCGCAGCAGCACTGCTACAGGCTCCACAAGGGCGTGGACAAGTTCGGTCATGCCGCGCTGGGACTCTTTGCACTGACCTACGGGATGGATGCCCTGCGGGACATCCTGCGCATGGCGGAGGAACATCATGAATGAGACACCCCTGCAATACCCCACCGGCCCCGCCTGCCTCTTCGCAACTGCCGCCCGTGAAGGGCTTACCGAGGGGGAACTGCGCGCACGGCGCGACCGCATCCTGAACGACTTCGCCGAAAAGAAGGCCGTGCCGACGGATGAACTTCTGAACGAACTGGCGGAGATCAACATCGCCCTTGGGGAGGCCTGATGC